CCGAAGATCTGGATGCAGGCGGAGATCGCCGCGTTCTACGACCAGGTTCGCCGAGGGCAGATCGCTCCTGAAGTCGCCGCGCGCATGGAGGCCGACATCATGCAGGCCGCCGGCGATGGACGCATCCGCTAACTGCTAACACGTTAGGCGGCCACGACGAAAGGAATCGACGTGGCAACTGTTACCGCAAGCACCCCGCTGGTTGGCGTTACCGGCTCGTACGCCGGCATCAACTACTCGGGCACCTTCATTCCGACCCTGTGGTCGGGCAAGTTCAACGCCAAGTTCTATGCCACCACGGTATTCGGCGACATCGCCAATACCGACTGGCAAGGTGAGATCTCGGGTCTTGGCGACAAGGTTGTCATCCAGAACGTGCCGGACATCGGCATCGCGGACTACACGATCGGCAGCACGCTGACGTATGTCCCGGTGACTCCGGGCACGATCGAGATGCAGATCGACCGCGCGAAGTCGTTCAACTTCCCGATCCACGACGTGCTGGTCGCGCAGTCCAAGCCGAACCAGATGGAGATGTTCTCCAACGACGCGTCGATGCAGATGAAGATCGCAATCGACCGCGACATCCTCGTCGGCACCTCGACCCGTCAGGGCGTCTGGAACGCTGTTGCTGCTGCCAACCAGGGCGCGACCGCGGGTGTGCTGTCGGGTGCGTACAACCTCGGCACCGCCGCCGCCCCGATCGCTCTGTCGTCCGCCGGCGCCGCACTGGACACCATCCTGAAGATGGCAGCCGTGCTGGATGAGCAGAACGTCCCGGAGGAAGGCCGCTGGCTGCTCATCGACCCGGCTACCCGCCAGGCGCTGATGAACACCAACCTGGCCAACGCGCTCCAGATGGGCGACGACAAGTCGATGGTGCGGAACGGCAAGGTCGGCATGATCGACCGCTTCCAGGTGTACGTCTCGAACCTGCTCCCGCGCGCCGCTGCTACCCAGGACTACTTCGGTGCAGCTGCCGCCGGTACCGCCAAGCGTCGTCTGATCCTGGCCGGCCATAAGTCGGCGATCACCTTCGCCTCGCAGCTGGTGAAGACTGAGTCGATTCGCAACCCGAACGACTTCGGTGACCTGGTCCGTGGCCTGAACGTCTACGGCTACAAGGTCGTGAAGGACACCGCTCTCACTTCGGCACTGGTCGCCTAAGCAGGGCTTTCAGGGGGGCTTCGGCCCCCCGCTACCTTTCACTCCCCGGAGAACACGATATGACCATCGAGGACAAGGTCGCGCGCCTCATCGAGGCCGGCTGCGAGAACCTCTACCCCAAGTTCATCCACGGCACGGGCAGTGACCGCAGCGTTGTTGCCGAGGTCGTCGCTGGTGAGCTGCTGGTGTACCCGGACGGCGAGCTGCTGCTCGCTGCTCCTCGTCAGCGCGCTACCCGTCAGCCGAGAGTCCAGAAGCCTGACGCCCAGGTAGAGACCCCGACCGAAACTGCCCCGGAAAGCCCGGAGTAATCCGTGGCCCAGCTGAGCGCGCTATACCCGCTTGTCCGCCCTTGGGTTCCGGGGGTTCCGGACATCGCCCTCGACCTTGTCGGGCGACAGGTGGTGCGCGATTTTTCCCGGAAGACCCGTGCAGTCCTGCTGACGCTTGACCCGATAACGCTCACTGCCGGTACGTCGACCGTCACGCTCACACCTCCGAGCGGGTACGAGATCGTCTCTCCCGTGTCCGTGCGCTACAACGGCCGCGTGCTTACCCCCAAGGCAGCCGACGCATTGGACGCAGCCACTCCGTTCGAGGACTGGCGAACGCTCGCGCCGGGAACACCCGCAGTGTTCGTGTCGGACTCCCTTGAACCAAATGTCATCACCGTGTATCCGGCGAACGGCGAGGACGCCGTTCTTTCTGTCCGGGCGGCGGTCGCGCAGGCAGGGGCGTTCACGGTCATACCCGACATCTTGATGCGCTGGGAGCGCGTCCTTGCTGCCGGCATGAAGGCGGAGCTTTTCCGCATGCCGGACACCACGTATTTCAAGCCGGACCTCCTGCCTATCGAGGAGGCGCGATACGCCGATGGCTGGGCGTCGGCCAGGTTCGACGTACTTCGGGGCGGAGTCGACGCTCCTGCTCACGTATCAATGATCCCCTTGGCGTGAGGCACACATGTCTGACTTCGACCCGATCCGATTCGGAAAACTGGAAGCCCGCATCGACCAGCTTGAGCGCGAGCTGGGGGAGGCGCGAGCGGACATCAAGGCACTCCTCGCGCTGGCCAACCAGAGCAGAGGCGGATTCTGGGTAGGTATGGCGATTGCATCGTCCGCCGGCGCCGCCGCGAGCTGGCTTATCGACAAGGTGCTCATCCGGTGATGGAAGAGGCGCTTCTCCTGCGGGAACGCGGGGATGACCAAGGCACGCTCGGGGTCCTCATCCTGCCTGATGGAGGCGCAGCGCTTCGCGTCGTCGAACTGCCCGACAGAGACAACAGGCGACAGCTGTCTCGCATACCCGCGGGCCGGTACCAATGCGTGCCAGTCCGCAGTCCGAGGTTCGGGAAGGTCTATGGCGTCGTCGGAGTACCTGGCCGCTCGGCCATCTTGATCCACGGCGGGAATTTCGCGGGAGACGTCCTCAAGCGGTTCAAGACGAACTCTCAGGGGTGCCTGATCGTTGGGTCGAAGTTCGGACAGATCAACGGACAGAAGGCTGTGCTTGTGAGCCAGCCGGCTCTCCGGCAGCTACACACCAGGATGGGCATGCAGCCGTTCTGGCTCAACGTGGAGGATGCGTGATGCTCACAGCGATTATGGGGCTAATGGGGTCGAGCGGCTTCGGCGCGCTTGTCGGCTGGATCGGCGGACTGGCGAACCGGTTCGTTGACCTCAAAGCCAAAAAGATTGACCTCGAAGGCAGGCAGCTCGACCACCAGCACGAGTTGGCGATGCGGGACAAGGACATGGAAGCCATGCGGCTTGAGTCCGAACGCGCGGTGTCTGTGGCTTCGATCGAGGGGGCGGCCAGCGTCGAGCAAGCGGCGTACGCCGCCCTGTCCCAGTCGTACAAGGCAGACCGGGCGACCTACGGAATCATGTGGGTGGACGCCATCCGTGGTGTTGTGCGCCCACTGCTGACCGCAGTACTCGCCGGCGCAGCGCTCTATGTGAACTACGTGGCTCTCGACCTTCTGACCGACGCATGGCCATCCCTGACCACGGAGCAGAAGCTCAAGTTTGCGCTCCTGTCGGTGGAGTGGGTGTTGTTCCAAGGGAGCGTGTGTATCGGGTGGTGGTTCGCTAACCGTCCGGCCTCGACTCCGTGGGCGCTGAAGAAGTGATCTATACGGACAACGGCACTGCACTCCACTGGGAGGAGGGATCGGCCATGTGCCGGTTCTACAGCCAGGCGCCGACACCGGACAACCCGCGACCGCCGTACGACGCCGTATGCAGCGTTGAGCGGTGGACGTCGAGGGTATGCGAGCTGCGTGGGTTCCACGGGGCAGCGGACAAGCGATCCATCCGCATGCTTACCCGAGCGCTCTTGGACCGCGGCTACGTAGCGGCGTACTTCGAGCGCCCGAACGGGCAGGGGCTCGACCACGTTGCAACGCAGCTGGCTGGCGGCGACTTCGACGGGTGGTACAGGCTCGACCTGCTGAGCCTTGCAAACAGACTGAGGATCAGTAATGACACTCCTGCTTCGTGACTTCGTAACTACCAAGCTTGCGACGGCCCCCGCGGGCACAACGGGCACCGCCCTCACCGTCCAAGCGGGGGATGGCGCATTGTTTCCGGCGATGTCCGGGGAAGACACCGTCCCCGCTGTTATCGAGGCTATTGACGGAAGCGCGCGTGAAGCGGTCATGATCACTGGGCGCACCGGTGATTCGTTCGTCATCACGCGGAGCGCGTCTCCTGTCGACTGGACAGGCAGCGGACAGGTCTTCTATCTGACGGTCACCGCTGCGGGGTTCGATGAACTCCGGAAGGCATCCGGACACACGGTTGTCCCAGCCGGTGGTATCACCACGACTACCTCACAGGCAGCCTTGGAGGAGCTTGACGAACGTATCACGGCTGTCAGTCAGGCACGCTCGGCGACGCAAGGGGCCGTGGACGGACTCATCGTTCAGGTGGCCACAAAGGCCCCGACGGCTAACCCTACGTTCACCGGGGCCGTGACTCTCCCCGGGGATGCCGCTGCCCCTCTGCAGGCAGTGTCCCTGCAGCAGCTCGTTGCCTATATCGAGAATCAGTGCTTCGATGTCGGCGACTACAAGATGACGTCGCGTACGTCGTTCGGGGCCGGCCGCCGGTGGCTGCCATGCGACAGCAGGACTATCGGTAGTGCGACGAGCGGCGCCACTGGGCTTGCGAGCGCGGAGGCCGAGGCACTGTTCGTTCACCTCTGGACGATCTACGACAATAGCATCTGCCCGATACAGGATGCCAACGGAGTTGCAACCACCAGGGGGGCATCCGCCTCCGCGGACTGGGCGTCGAATAAACGACTGCCAGTCCTCGACTGGCGTGGCCTCGTCCCGAGAGTGCATCACAACGGGATGGGCGCATGGGAGTCGGACACGACGCGCGTACTGGGCAGCTTTCAAGGGGACGCGATCCGCAACATCACAGGTGACTTCGGGGCGCAGGGCGACTCCGGCGGCTTCCAGTCTTTTGCCGGCGCGTTCACTAACAACACTACCGCGCCGGGATGGATCGGGTCCAGCGCCAGTTACCAGGTAGGGCTTCGGTTTGTCCGGTTCGATGCATCTCTTGTCGTGCCCACTGCGACGGAGAACCGGGTACGTAACCGCTCGCTGAACATGTTCATTCGCTACTGACATGGCAGAGTCCGGAACCATCATGGCGTTCGGGGGCATGGCCCCCCGCGTCGACCCTTCGCAGCTGCAGGCGAACCAAGCCCAGTTCGCCTACAACGCTCGCCTCACGTCTGGCGCACTGGAGCCCCTCAACGGTCCGCTCCTGCTCGCGTCACTCCTTGGCCTGTCTGGTCCGGCGAAGTCTCTGTTCAAGTCGGTGGCTACTACCGGCATGCGATGGCTCGCTTGGCCGTTCCATGTCGACGCTGTCCGGGCTCTGGTAGCAGGGGACCGCAGCGGCACGGTGTACTACACCGGAGATGGCCCGCCGAGGTTTACGAATTATGCACTGGCGGGGCGGGACGGGTACCCGATGGAGTCGAGGATGCTCGGCTTGCCGGCGCCCACCGCAGCACCTGGAGCAGCTTTCACCGGCACCACGGGAGAGGTGGCGAACAGGGCTATTCTGTACTCGTTCGTGAACGCCCAGGGCACACAGGAGTCCCAGGCGTCTCCGGCCACTGTCGTGTCCGGGCGTACCGCGGGCACATGGAGTGTGTCTGGTCTGCGCGCGCCGCCACCCAACGACTACCCGACCACTTCGGCTTCCTGGGCTGCTGGCGTGCTCACGATCGTTACCCCGGATACTCTGGGCCTTCGGGCGGGTGATACGCTGGAGCATGGCGCGCTGGGCGCGGTGACGGTCGCGTCTGTCACCACAACGCAGTTCACTGTGCTTGTCGCCACCAACCCACTTCCGGTCACGGGCGGCTTCGTGCGCAGCGTGCCATATGACACTGCCGGGGCACACTGGCGGATCTACTGGTCGGAGGCGGACGGCAGCTACAAGCTCGTTGCCGACAAGCCCGTCAGTACGGCGCTGCCGATAACCATTGACGCCGCGATCGTCGGCACCGCTGTCGAACCCCTGCTTGACGCGCCACCTCCGCCGGTTGACCTCCACTCCCTGTGCCGACACTCCAGCGGCGCGCTCGTCGGTATTTCGGGCAATGAGCTGTGCATGTCCGAGCCGTACAAGCCATATGCATGGCCGGCAGCCAACCGCACGCCGCTCGCGTCGGACCCCGTGGCGTGCCGTACCGCTGGCCCGATGGTTGTCGTCGGCACTGCCGGCACTCCTGAAGTGTTCATCGGAGCCGATCCTTCGTCGATGCAGCCGGAGGATGTGAAGTCGGTATGGCCGTGTCTGTCCAACCGCGCGATGGTCAGCTTCCCGAACGGCGTTGCGTTCCCCACGCGGTTCGGGCTTGCGTGGCTCGGCGCCGGGTCCCCGGTGATTGTCACCGAGGCGAGCTACACCGAGCGCGACTGGACCGCGGTGTATCCGAGCACCATGTTCGCCGCTGCGTACGGCACGGCTTATGTCGGCGCCTACGAGGGACCGACAGGTACGGAGTTCTGGTTCTTCCGCCCCAACGAACCTGCCCCGGTGTCTCTCGGCTCCGCCGCTGACGTGACGGCGCTGTACACCGATCCGCAGGACGGCTCCCTGATCATGGCGCGGGGCGACCTGGTGTTTCGGTTCGACGCGGATACAGGCACGCGTCTCACGTACACCTGGACTTCCAAGCTGTTCCAGAAGGAGTCGCCGGGCAACATGGGTGCGTTCAAAGCGTTCGCCGAGTTCACCATGCCCCCCGCTGAGAGGGCAGCGGCGGAGGCTGCACGCCAAGCAGTTCTCAGCTCCAACGCTGCGTTGGTGGCGGCGGGTAACACTGGCGGAGAGCTGGGCGGCGCTCCTATCGGGACATATATGCTCGGCGGCAGCGGGCTCGCACCAGTGCCGCCCGCCACGTTCGACCGACTGGGGGTTACGGCAGTCGTCGATGAGGTCGTCGTGTACAGCCAACGCGTGGTGGACAGGCTCTCCCACCGCCTGCCGTCGGACTACAAGGCCGACAACGTGACGTTCATCCTGAGCGGTAACGTGCCGTTGAACCGGTTCGAGTTCGCTGAAACTGCCGAAGGACTGCGTGCCCGATGAAGAAGCTCAGCATCCCCCCCGCCAAGGAAGCCCCCGACCAGCGGTGGTTGGATGCGGTACGGGACAACATCGAGGTCATCACGGGGCGTAAGGGCGCCATCGCCCCCCTACGCCCAGACGCCTCTCTGTCGGATGTCGTCGACAAGATCAACGAGCTACTCGACCGCCTACAGCGCTGAGCTGGACAACAACTGCTAACTTGTTAGGATGTAGCGATGGACGGTCGATTCCAGAACCTGCTGGAGCTACTCCGCGGAAACCTCGCAGCCGCTGAGGTTGTATGGATTTTCGCTGACGCATCCCACCTGTGGGACGACGTCGTTGACGGGGACCCCATACGCGTGGAGTGGGCGGACAAAGTGTTCCTCTCCTTGATGCTAGACCTGCCACGCAACCCGTTCTACCAGCAGCACGTCGGGCGGCTTCTTCCAGCCTTCGAGTGTGCAGTCCATTCGTGGTTCGCCTCCCGCCAGCTGGAGAACAGCGCAGACCCCGAGGACCAGGTGACGGCCCACGTCACGCGTTTCAACTTCGCCGACTTCGTGGCGACTGTCACAGAGCTGGCTTGTGGCCGGCAATACGCACTTGAGAACGCGGCGCGCATCCGCCGCATGACCCACCAGGACTCGCTCGAAGAATTTCGCGCTGAGCTTGCAGAGAGGGCAGCACGATGAGTAAGTGGTGGAGCCCCCTGCGGCTCGTTCAATTCCTGACGCTGGCATTCGACATGGGCGGGGACTCCCCTGACATGCCGGACCCGGACCCGAACATCGGGGAGGCGCAGAAGAAGCTGGCCGAGGTGGCACAGCAGACGGAAGACCGCCTGGCCCGTGAGAGCGCGGCCAACATGGCGCGTAACTCCCGCCTCGAACCGGTCATTGACAGCCTGTTCCGCAGCCAGGTTGGTTTGTCGAATACGCAGACCGCCATCGCAGACGCCAACCAGAACCGGTTGACTTCGTCCATCTGGCCGATCGAACGCACGCTGATGGCCGACTCACTCGGCTACTACGACGCTTCGCCGGAGATGTCGGCCGCCATTGAGCGGCAGATGCGGAACTCAGCACTGTCGTCCTATGGGTATGACTCCCGTCTCGCCCAGCTCAGCGCCGATGAGCAGGCGTACCAGCGACAGCTCGCCGAATACAATACCAAGGCCGCGTCGGCGGCTATCGACCGAAAGGCGGTCGAGGACGAGCTGCGTGGAAAGTTCACCTACGAACGCACAGAGCAGCAGGACCCCGGTGGTCAGTGGGTCGGCACAACCGACGGCGGCAGCGCGTACGTCCAGGTTCACCCTCTGCTGGCAGGGCCGCGCGGTTCTACGACGGCGAAGAAGCAGACCACCGTAGACCAGGAGGGACTGAACCGGGCAGTCGACAACCGTATTGAGGAGCTTCTCAAACAGCAGAGCGGGTTGTCCAAGCCGACGGAGCGAGACTTCGCCAGCGAGCGCGCGGCGATCGAGCGCGGCTATGGCAGCTACCTCGGCCAGATCGACAGTGAGCTGGAGGCCATGCGCCTTTACCGGGACAGTGACCTCGCCACCCGAGAGTCTGCCGCCCGTGACGCCGCTGCAGACATCCAGTCCCGATTCGCAGGTGCCAACGCCGGTCAGCGGCTTGAACTGGCGCGCATGGGCGTGAGCCCTGATTCTGGCCGGTACGCCTCTATGGCGTCGAGCAACGCCGCGATGGAAGCTGCCGCCTCTGCTGCCGCGATGAACCAAGCACGCACTGCTGCCAAGCAGCTGGGCTGGGCGAAACGCATGGACTCCGCTGCCCTGGGCCGCGGGCTTCCAGGCAACCAAGCCACCTCCACCGGCCTCGCCTTGCAGGGCATCGGCGGAGCGCAGAACTCTGCACTCATCCCGAGCAACCTCGCTGCGCAGCAGAGTCAGCTGTCGAACCAAGGTGCTTCGGCTGTCGCCGGCATGTACGGCCAGATGGGCCAGCTGGGGGTGCAGAACTACAACGCGCAGCTCGGTGCGTGGAGCGCGGCCAACCAGGCGTCCGCGGCAGAGTCTGCTGGGTTCGGATCGTTCATGGGCTCTATCGGCGCGGCCGCAATCAACCAGTGGTCCGACCGCCGCCTCAAGACCGACATCGTCAAGCTTGGTGAGCTGCCGGACAACATCGGTGTGTACGCCTTCACGTACATCCGCAACGGCAAGCGGGACGTCGGTGTCATGGCGGACGAGGTGGAAAAGGTTTACCCCGACGCAGTCACTGAGGTGCGCGGATTCAAGATGGTTGACTACAGCTACTTCGACGACGCACTCCAGGTGTGGCGCGAGTACGCGGAACGTAAGGGGCTCGTGTAATGGGACTCGGCGTTGCACTCGGCGCGGCTACGCGCTCGTTTCAGGATACCTCTCGCCAGCTTGGTGAGCAGGACTGGCTC